AGGAAATCAGGCCAATGAAGAAGAATTTTTATAATGTTTGTCAGGAGTCATTCTGGTTGAGTATGAATTGACAGTCTGTACTACATTTCACTTTTTGCAACACTGCAAGCAACTGCTCCTTTTTATGAGATAATGCTCGCGACCAAAGCAGGTTAGCGAGACATAAAAATGAGCACAGAAGCGGCTATCAAAATCTTCGATCCCCGGACGGCTAAGTTGGAACCACGAGATGGTAAGTCGTCCATCCATTGGGATGATATTGCGGCAATGCTGGCATCACTGGAACGTGAAAATCCAGTGGGTTATCAGATGATAATGGTGAATTACAGAGATGATAAGCAGCAGGAACGCGCGTTGCGTGACAATGTCACAAAGTGGGCTGAAGCCTTCTGCTCTAAAAGCCAGTTAGCTGACAGACCGCTGGTTGAAAGGATGTGCCAGACGGTTGTCGACCTCCAGTTTCATCGGCCACTGAGCAGTCAGCATCGATCTCTTCAGCACCTGCATCGCCTGTATGGTCCGTATGCTCAGCGTGAAACTACACGTATGAAGAAGCTGAAAAAAATACTCAGTAAAGAGCTGCGTGCTGACCGAATTAGTTACCTCGAAGATCAAATTTCAGCAGCCAGGCAGAATATTAATAACTGGGTAGTAGCCCATGCGCAGGCATCCACTCATTGCCCACGCTGCCGCGGAACTGGAATCATTAACCAGCCCCAGCATGGCACTTGCCCCGTCTGCAATGGTGATCGATATATCGCACCGACGCACCGGGAAATTGTGCGCCACATCAGCAGTAATAGTGGCCAGGTTGAACTGTACTGGTTTGTGATGGATGAATGTCGCTGGTGGTTGTCAGCCAGTGCCAGTGCAGCAACAACGCGGCTCTGTGAACTATTTGAAATGAATCGCGACAGTTGACACAAAACGCTCTCAGGATGAAAATCCCAACAATAGCTGTATCTCTCATAACCCGCCTCGTGCGGGTTTTTTTGTGCCCGTTTCCGGGCAAGGAAAGCACAAATGGTCGAAAAAGAACCCGGTATTCTCAGCTGGATTGCATCGCTGGCCCCGTGGGCGGTCGGGCATGCCTACGCAACGTGGGGAAGTATCACTGCCTTCCTCGCTGCGTTGTGGTCGAGTCTGAAAGATGGACGGGGATGGGTGTCATCTTTGTTCGGCGGCGTGCTGGCTGTTCTGATAACACTCAGCGTTCTGGCGGTGATGAGAAAAAGTGGGCTTCACGAAGAGTGGATGCCACTTGTGGGCCTGGTTGTTGGCTTCGTTGGTGCTGACAGGATCCGCGCGGCAGTTCTGGATGCGTGGGAATTACGTAAAAATAAACTGGTGAAAAACGATGAATCAGAAAAGTGAAATTATTCCGCTACTGCGGCAAGAAGAAGGTGTCCGATATTCGCCGTACATTGATAGTCTTGGTTATCCGTCGACAGGCGTGGGTTTTAAGCTCGGTCCCTCAGGTGCGCCACTTTCGCAGTACACATTTACGCTTGACGACGACACTATTGACGCGTGGCTATACAGCTACGTTGATGCAACTCATGAGGCAATGACTGATAACGATGACATTGCTCAGGCCTTAACTCATTGTAATCAGCCGCGGGAGGATATTCTGACCAGCATGGGTTATCAGATGGGAGTCTCGGGTCTGGCGGGTTTTCATCACATGCTTTCAGCAATCGTTGATGAGAACTGGGAGGAAGCGGCAGCCCAAATGCTGGACAGTACCTGGGCAAAACAGACGCCGGAACGTGCCAGTCGTCATGCTTTAGTAATGCGTAATGGCCTGTGGTCACCAACCTATGATTTTTGATTTATAAAATGCTGATAATTGATGTCTCGCTACGTTAAAAACAGCATAAACGATCTGATTTTCATCTCCACGTTTAACCACTTCCCGAGGGTTGTATTTTTAAACCCAGCATAAAACTCTGTTAGGAATTCTCATGAAATCGACAATCGTCTTAACTGGTGTGACATTGTGCTGCCTGTTGTTGTCCGGTTGCTTTGGTGCCAGAGTTGTGGAAACCACCACGTCCGCGGGTACAACGCTGTCTACAGTCAGGGTTTCTGGCGGTACTGAGCTGACCTTTAATCAACAATCCGGCTTACTGTGCATTGATGCAACCGGAAGCGGTGCATGTTCCAATCCGACTGAATCAGGAAAGTAGTTACTCCAGAGCGTCGCGTGCGGCGCTCGATAGTGATTACTGGATGTTGATATGGCGAAAACTGACTGGAAAAAGCTGGAGCAGGAATTTCAGCGTGCTCATGTTAAATCTGGCGTCAAATTGCAGGACTGGTGTGAACAGAAAGGTATCAGTTACGCCACTGCCCGCCGTTACATCAAAATGCGCAGAAGTGCGCAGGCAGATGCGCAAAAGAAAGTGCGCAAAACTGCGCAATCTACTTCTGAGGAATCCGGTGCTGTTGCTGGAGAGGATGAAGATGCGCACAGTACTGACGACGATGAAAATTGCGCAGATCAGCCAGAAACGAAACGGATTCGCGGATCCCGATCTTTGGCCCCAACAAACGCATTCCAGGAGCGCAACACAGCCGCTGTAAAACATCGGGGATACGCGAAATATCTCGACGCAGATGGCCTGATGGATGATGCCAGCGAAATGGCACTCATTGATGAACTGGTGTTCACCCGGGCGCGGGCGCTTTCCGTCACCAGCACAATGAAACGTATGTTCGCTGATATGGAGCAGGCGGAAACCGTAGAACTCCGCGTCGAACTGTACGGCAAAATCCTGCAGGCCGAACAGGCGCTGGATCGCAATATTGGTCGTATTGAGTCAATAGAGCGCACGCTCAGCACACTGGACGTGTATGCAGCGACCACGCCGAAAATCATCGCTGATACAGCGCGTATCAAAGCGGCTACCGCCAAACTTAAAGCCGAAACTGACATTCTTACCAGCAACAAGTGGGGCGTGAACACACCAATGACGTCGATTGTTGCTGACCTGCAGGCTATGCACAACTCCGGACGGATAAATGACTTCCCGGAAGAGTGAACCGCAATACTGCGGGCCGGACATGACCGGTATGTCAGAGGAAGAGCAGCGTCTCTTTATCCTGACAAAGCTCAGTAACCCATGGTGGCGTCTCAACAACCTGTACCAGATTCAGGATGAGAAAGGGATTCTTGTCACGTTCCGCATGCGACCGGCTCAGCGCCGTCTGTTCCGGAACATGCACAACAAGAACACTATTCTGAAAGCGCGCCAGCTTGGTTTCAGCACCAGCATCGATATCTATCTTCTTGACCAGGCGCTGTTCACGCCAAACCTGAAGTGCGGGATCGTCGCACAGGATAAGCAGGCGGCAGGCGAGATATTCCGTACCAAAATAGCCGTGCCGTTTGATAACCTGCCGGGATGGTTACGTGCCTGCTTCACTGTCGTCGAGCGTCGTAGTGGGGCGAATGGTGGTTTCATCCTGTTCGGGAACGGCTCAAGTATCGGTGTGGCCACGTCATTCCGTTCCGGTACCGTCCAGCGTTTGCATATCTCTGAACACGGCAAGATATGCGCGAAGTATCCGGCAAAGGCGAAGGAGTTGCGTACCGGTACGCTTAACGCTGTGGCGGATGAGTGCATCATCTTTATCGAGTCTACCGCCGAGGGTGTGGGCGGGGATTATCACTCTATCTGTACTGCTGCAATTGAGCTGGGCCAGGCAGGCATCGAACTCACTGCGCAGGATTTTAAGTTTCACTTCTATCCCTGGTATGACGATCCGAAATATCAGGCATCAGTGCCTGCAGGCGGTCTGCGACTCAGCAAGTACCACCAGAAGTATTTTTCCGCCGTTGAGCAGCGCATGGGTATCACGCTGACCGACTCGCAGAAGCAATGGTACATCGGCAAGGAGCGGACGCAGGGCGAAGAGATGAAACAGGAGTTTCCATCCACGCCGGAAGAGGCGTTCCTGACGTCCGGGCGCCGGGTATTCGACGCGATAGCAACCATGCGCGCCGGTGGCCGGTGCATCACTCCACTGATTGTCTACGACATGGACCCGGTTACCGGGAAAAAGTCGAAGGTGCAGGCATTGCGCGGCGGCAATAAAGAAGAACTCCAGCGCACACTGATGAATCACCTGCTGGTCTGGGAACTGCCGGATCCGGATGACGATTATGCGATCGGCGCGGATATCGCAGAAGGGCTGGAGCATGGCGACCGCTCATCGTTTGACGTGGTGAAGAAGAGCACCGGCGAGCAGGTGGCGCACTGGTACGGGCATCTGGACGCGGAACTGTTTGCCATGCTGCTGGCTCACGCGGGACGCCTGTACAGCGGCATTGTCCGACAGAGTGAATATGAAACTCAGATCCCGGCGTACATCGGACCGGAACGAAACAACCACGGGCACGCGGTTATCCAGAAACTCCGCGAGATTTATCCCACCAGCAGGATCTACACCGAAGAGTATATCGACCGTGATAACGACGACGAAACAGCTAAGCTGGGCTGGCTGACCACCAAACAGAGTAAGCCCATCGTCATCGAGGGCATGAAGACCCTGTTACGCGAAGACTGCGACGGGATCCGCTGGCTGGGAACCATCACCGAAATGTCCTCATACGTCTATGACAAGAAAGGCTCAATGAATGCGCAGGAAGGCTGCTTTGACGATCAGGTCATGAGCTACTGCATTGCGCAGGAGATGCGCGCCCGCATGCCGGCACGCCCGGTTACCGTTTACAACGACACCAGACCACAGCACTGGATGACACAATGAAACTTATCGAAATCAGTAAGAACCGCCAGCATCGCGGACAGTTCACACAGACGCGGTTGCTTAATCTCATGGGCGATATAGACGGTCAGCCGGACTGGCGTACCGACGCAAACCGGTGCTGTGCCTATTACGATGGTGATCAGATACCGCCGCAGGTGGCTGCTGTGCTGGAAGAGCGAGGTCAGCCAGTTGAGTGCCAGAACCTGATAGCGCCGGCCATCGACTCCGTGCTGGGTACCGAGGCGAAAACGCGTTCGGATCTGCGTGTCGAAGCCAACTATGAAAACGACGACATGGAGAAGCTGGCGGAAGCACTGAACGCTGAGTTTTATACCGTGTGTCAGGAGATGCGTATTGATCGCGTCCGTTCTGATGCTTATGCCGGGCAGATTAAAGCAGGTCTGTCATGGGTCGAGGTTCGTCGTAACCCTGATGTCACCGGGCCGCGCTACATTGCAGAGCAGATTAACCGCAACGAAGTTGACTGGGACTGGCTGAGCAAAAAGCCCGATCTGCGTGATGCGCGCTGGGTGCGTCGCCGTCGCTGGATTGACCTGGATGAAGCTGTGATGCTGTTCCCGCAGCGTGCGGAGACGCTGAAAAATGCCGTCGGTACATGGGACACCTTTGACGACATTGAGCGCATTGATGGTGATGATGTTGATCTGCGCAGTGGCTGGGAAGAACGGCAGACGTGGAGCCGCAACGAAGCAGAGTATCTCAGTACCAGCCGCGACCGCATCATGCTGTACGTGATCTATTATCGCGTCTATGAGCGGATCCCGATGCTGGCGTTACCGACCGGTAAAATGGTTGAGTACGATAAGAATAACATTGCTCATGCTGTGGCTGTTGCCAGCGGGCGGGTGAAGGTTGAAATGCGTCTGGTGTCGTTTATCCGCGAATCCTGGTGGGCAGGGCCGTATCACCTGGGCGATCGTCCGTGTGATGCGCCGCAGGGGATGTTCCCGCTGGTACCTTTCTGGGGATTTCGTAAAGACCAGAACGGGATTCCCTACGGTCTGGTGTCAAGGATGATCAGCGCGCAGAACAGCTATAATTTCCGGCATCTGAAGGTTACCTGGTTACTGCAGGCGTCGCAGGTCATCATGGATAGCGATGCAACGAACATGACCGCAGAGCAGGTGCGCAAAGAGGCGAACCGTCCGGACGGGGTGTTTGTCCTCAATGCCGATCGTAAGAACAAAACCAAAGCAGCGGATGCGTTACAGATTAATAGGGACAGTAGCGTCAGCGCTCAGCAGATGCAGGTTATGGAGTACGACCGCCAGAATATTCAGGACTGCGCCGGGATCTATTCCAGCTATATGGGGCAGGACACCAGTGGTGTGGTTTCCGGCATAGCGGTTAGTAACCTGGTAGAGCAGAGTTCGACGACGCTGGCCGAGATCAACGATAACTACACGATGGCCTGTAATGCGCTGGGTGAACTGGTGCTGAATTATCTGCTGGAAGACCTGAAGCAGAAGACCAGCTACACCATCGTTGTGAACAGAAAGGACAAACGGCGCCGTAAAGTGGTGACTATCAACACGCCGGGCGACGATGGCAAGATAACCAACGATATCAGCCGCCTCGATGCGCGTATTGTCCTGGCACCGATCGACTCCACACCAGCCTATCGCGCCCAGCTTGCCGATCGTCTGATTGGCATCATCCAGAAATTGCCGCCGCAGGCACAGTCTGCCGTTATTGACCTGGTGCTTGAACTGGTGGAAATCCCGAATAAGGATGAATTCATCGACCGCGTCAGCCGCGCGCTGGGGACGCAGGATCCGCAGTACATGACCGACGAAGAGAAGCGGGCCTCCCAACAGCAGGCGAAGCTCAATGAGTTTGCTCAGGCACTGCAGTTCAAACAGCAGATAGCGGAGATTCAGAATAAAGATGCTGATACTGCTAATAAGCAGGCCAGTGCCCACAAATCCCAAGCTTCTGCTGATGGTCAGAAATATTCCGACGGGTTAACCATGGCGCAAACAGGGCAGATTATGCAGCAAATGGAACTGACCCAGCAAACGATCACGCAGCAGGGCCAGCAGATCCAACAGTTACAGCAATTGGTGATTCAACTTGTTAGTGGCGGGGCAAAAATGGAACTGGGGAGTTAACCTCCATATCCAGTTCCGTGTATAGTTAAACTAACTATTCCCGCACTTATTGTTGGATTCCTGCATTACTTTTAAGTAGGCATTTTTAAACATTGATGTGGATACATCACACATTTGCGGAGACTGATTATTCATTCTGCCACAAAAACCACCACCAATTTCAAATGTTGCAATTTGGAGAAATAACTTATAATAAAGATTCTCTTTCTCACTGCAACTTATTTTGTTTATATCTATAGGATCTAGTGGGCCTTTATTTATAGCTGATGCAACTCGAGAAGCATACTGCTTAGTCGGATTTAAACCGTACTTACAGTTATCAGGAGGCGTTCCGATTGAACCGACACAGTCATCCTCAGGGGCATAAACTGACATTATTTTCATGGCTGTGATTGGTTTATTTGCATCGAATTTCTTATTAATCCATGTCATCCATGCTTTGATACCATTTTCCATGCTATCAAAAACTGCATGTCCATATTTGTCTTTATTAATCTGACCTTGCCATGGTCCTTTTGAAGGGGTTTTAAGCGCGCCAGGGTTATTATATCTTAGTGGTATGGGTAAACATTCCGGTCTTAAGTCTGGAATATCTATGAGTTTGCCATCTGACCATATCTTCACCCCTTGCCCTAAAGTTGTTATGGGGGATGAAATTTTTGCTTTGGAAATGTACTTGGTCCTGTTTGGATTTTTACAATCTAAATCCGCATATGCTGAAGAGGAAAATAGTGTAAATAGTATTAAATAAATTAATGTTCTCATAATAGCTCCGCATATTAATGATGTTTTGTTAAATCAAAAATATTTGATGGATGCATTTGCCATTTGCTGTGCTTCATAGAGAGTGTAGATGAATTCGTAAACTTGACAATTAGTCATCTCAGTATGAAAATCCCCAAAATAGCAGTATTGCCTCTTTAACCCGCCTTTGAGCGGGTTTTTGCGTTTTTACGCCGCCCGGAGCGCGCCGGGCTCCCTTCCTAAGTGCATCACAGCAAAGCCGTTCCTCCGGGAGCGGCTTTTTTGTATGTACTTTTCGTTAGCCGACGACACAGGCAAAGGTGAGATATGAGTAACGTTGAATTTACAGGGTCCGAGACTTTAGAAGAGTTAGAGGCAAAGCTGGAACAGATCGAGGCTGAACCGGATGAGGAGATCATTGATGACCTCAACCCGGAGGACAAGCCTAACCCAGTGCCTGCACCGACTACCATCCAGACGGGCGATAAACCGCAGCCAGCCGCAGCCGAACCGAAACCGGCGGATAGTGGACAGGCAGTGCAGCCGCCGACGCCGGGCGAGGGTGATAAGGCGGTAGAGAGCAGTAAGCCGGTAATTCTTGCTAAAGACGGTGTGCATACTATTCCGTATGACGTGCTGGAAGCCACTCGCGAGCGGGCTCGGCAGGCGGAAGAGCGTGCACAACAGTTGTCTGTCGATGCTGCGAAGGCCACGCAGCTCGAAAAGGAACTGAACGACCTGAAACAACGGGCAGTGGATGCCGGTGTGGATGCCAGTCTTCTTGATGATTCCGGGCTGAATGATGAGCAGTTGAAGGAGTTGATGGAAGAATATCCCGCACTCGGTAAACACCTGCAGGCTCTTACCCGACAAATCAGTGCATTAACCACTAGCCCCACGGCGGCGGCACCGGCCAGTGTTCCGCCAGCGGGGGCTAGTGCGGTTGATTTGGCATTAATGCAGTTGCCGGAACTCGATGGCTGGCGCAGCGGTGATCAGGATCGCTGGGATATGGCGCTGGTCATCGACGGGCGACTGCAAAAAGACCCGGCATTCGCTGGAAAATCTCTCGTACAACGCTTTCAGGAAGTGGAGCGCCGGGTTAAGGCCGCCTTTGGCGAGGCTCCGGTGCAGGACCAGGCAACTATTGCAGCGCAGGCAGACAAAGCGGTCGCGGCAGCCGCTGCCACGTTGCCGGGTTCACCTTCCGATATTGGTTCGACAGTAACAGCACCTTCCACGGACAGAGCCGCCCAGATTGCGGCGAAGTCCGGAAATGATCTGCTGGGTTCAATGGCATCGATGAGTGATGCTGAAATTGAATCGCTGCTGTCGAGTCTGGACATCTGACAACCCGCCAACCGGCGGGTTTCTCTTTAATGGAATCAGGATATGACCACAGTAACCTCGGCTCAGGCGAATAAGGTTCTGCAGGCCGCGCTGTTTGTCGCAGCTAACCGCAACCGTTCATTCGTCAATATGCTGACAGAGAACGCCCCAAAAAATGCGCAGGGCGACAACGGCAAACGCAGCGCAGAGCAGTCCAGTCCGCATGCGCCGGTTGTCCGCGTGACCGATTTAACCCGCCAGGCTGGCGATGAAGTGGATGTTGATATCTTCTTCAAGCTGAACAAACGTCCGACGATGGGCGATAAAAAACTGGAAGGCCGCGGTGAAAACCTCGAACAGTCCACGTTTGGTCTGAAGATCAACCAGGGTCGTCACATGGTTAACGCCGGTGGCCGTATGTCGCAGAAACGCACCAAGCACAATCTGGGCAAGACGGCGCGCACGCTACTGGGGACGTATTACAACGACCTGGCGGATCAGATCTGTACCGTACAGATGATGGGCGCGCGCGGTGACGTGACCGCTGACGATATCATCGTTCCGCTGGCAGACGACGCGGAGTTTGCGGAAATTATGGTCAATGATGTGAATCCGCCGACCTATGGCCGCCAGATGTACGGCGGGGATGCCACCAGCCTCGAAACGCTGGATTCTGCGGATCTGTTTACGCTGGATGTGGTGGACAATCTGTCCCTGTATCTCAGCGAAATGGCGCACCCTCTGGCACCGATCAAGCTGGCTGCCGACGAAATGTCAGGTGACTCCCCGTATTACGTTATGTTCGTCACGCCGCGTCAGTGGAATGACTGGTACACCTCTACCAGTGGTAAGGATTGGCAGATGATGGCGGCTGCGGCAATCAACCGTTCCAAAGGCTTCAATCATCCAATCTTCAAAGGTGATACCGCCATGTGGCGTAACATTCTGGTCCGCCAGTACAGCGGCATGCCGGTACGCTTTAACTCGGGTTCAAACGTCACTGTCTGTAATAACGACAAAGACGCGACGACCAAAATCGTCACCACCACAACAATGGTGG